GCATCCTGCAAATAGGCCACCAATTCAGGCTTCGTGAAGCCCTTCTGGTAACTGCCCTTCACAGTTTCAATCCACTCCATATTGCCCAGGTGGATGTTCTTGCCTGTCTTCGCAAGCGATTCGACATCCTTGCCACGGACATTCACAAAGAGTCTGCCGCCTTCGTTGAGCAATTCGCCCATCTTGACCGCCAGCGCATCTCGCTGATCCTGCGGCAGAACATTCAGGACTGCGTTACTGATGATGACATCGTACTTCTTGTCCAGAGCGGAATAGTCCTGATACTTGGGATTGTAGCTCTTGTCGGGATAAGGCTCGATATCCTCAACATCGAATCCGTATTCCTCAATACCAGCCTTAGTGCCATAGCCAAGGCCAGAAGAGGCATCCAAAATCGTGCCGTTGAAGCCCTCGTTCTGAAGGAAGTTGTAAATCTTTCTGTAAGAGTTGACTGTGCTGACAATCTGCGTGGGATTCCGCACTTCACTTTCCTCGGCGGCAACATTCCACATATTCGGGAACTTTTCCATCGCCTCTGCCGTGGTATGCGTTCTGCTCCACTTGCCAGACTTCGGCTGAACAGGCTCCACATCGGTCAGGGAATGCTTGGTCTTCCCGATTGCATTATTGCCTGCCCGGTAAGCCTCTTCAAAGGCCTTCTTGACCTTCTCAAGCTCTCTGGCTTCCTTACTGCCTGCGGTAGCCACCTTGAACAGATACTTCACTTCATCGTACATCTTCTGGAAGATGTTCCGATGTTCTGTGGACAGTCTGTTGATAAACTCGCTGTCAGTGAACAGGTAATCGCCAACCAGGTCAGCGACAATCTCCTTGTCCACTTCTGCATCCATGCCCTTGTACAGTCCTTCGGTAGACTTGAGTCGCTTATTGAAGCTCTCCAGACCTTCCTTGGCGATGGCGTAATTCTTGACCGCTTCACTCAAAGTGTCGTAGAATTCCGTGCCTTCCAGAACATGGGTGATTTCATGGCCCACAATGGAATTCAGTGCCTTTTTGGACTGGATATTGACAGTCACGCCATCCTTCGTCACATAGCCATTGACGAACTTGCCATCAACTGCAAAGCCAGAATTCTTCAGCTTCTCATTGTTGGTGAAATCAAAAAGAACACCCTTATCTGCCGAGATCTTTGCGACCATATCGACAAATTCGTGTGTTCTGTTTGTGTTATTCAGGATGCCGCTGTCAATCGCTTTCTGGATGACGGCCTGCTGTTTCTGGTCATACTTGGAAAGGTCTGCTTCGTAAGCCTGTCCTCGTCTGGCTCGCTCGTTGTAGCTTTCCATCAGTCGGGAGCCTTGGCCCTTCATTTCCCCGGAAACAATGGAGAAGACACTCTCGCCCATTCGGGTTCTCATGTTCTCAAGGGGAGAAGAGTCAAGGAGCTTCTTGCGCTGTTCCAGAAGATTCTTCAGCTCGGCCTCTCTGTCCACCTGTTTGCTGGACTTATCGCCGAGCTTCATTTCGTACAGTCCGTCATACTCCTGCTTCCAGGTATCGTACTCCTGCCGAAGTGCCTCTTCCGTCCGCTTGGTCTGCGTGTAGTTTGCGTATTCCTCGCCGCCCAGAACCTCCTCAATTGTATCGGTGGAGATGTAGCCCTTCTCCATCTCATTGAGGACTTCGTTGTAGATTTTGCCCTTCTCTTTCTGGCTGATTTTGCCGTCCTTCTCGGCCTCTGCCACTCGGTCCTGATAAACCTTGTCCACCACAGCCTGCTCGTTCTTGGTCAGCTCGGTCACATAGTCAACGCCTGCCTTGTTGGACTTAACGACATTGATTCCGCTCATACCGCCGCCCAGGACAGAACCGCCTACGAAAGATTCGATGTAGCCGTCCAGAGCCTCTTCGTCAAACAGGATCTCGCCAAGGTCTTTCTCCTTGTACAGAGAAGAACCCAGATTGCTCACAAACTGGGAGAATACTTCTTCGACACCTTCGCCAGTCATGTCCATGCCAAACTTCGCCAGAGTACGCCATGTCTTATTGGAGATAGCGGTGGACAGGAAAGTGGTTGCCATGTCCGCTCCTGCGCCCTTGACGAAGATATCACCGCCGAACAGCTTTTCGGACAGGACTTCGGCACCAGCGGAGATAAAGCCGCTTGCGTTCGCTTCAGCAAGGGATGCGCCCTGTTGCAAGGCGTTTTCTGCCTCGCTACCGAAGCTCGTTACGCCAGTAGTAACAAACCACGGAACGCCAGCCATCTGCAAGCCGAAGGTAGCCGCCAACTGGCCTGCGGACTGGATAAGGGAGTCAGACTTCTCGCCAAACACGGAATCCTTCTCGGCATCAATGCCAGTCAGGTCCCGGAAAGGATTGGTGATAATCGCCTTGGCAACTTCTCGCTCGTCATACAGATCCTTGGCAACGAAGTCTTCTGCTTCATCGGTTGCCTCCCGAACCAGACTCTCCTGCTTCTGCCGCAGTTTCTCGTCAAACACAGGGGTCTGGCTCATTTGTGACTGCATGACATAAGGGGAAATCGCCGCAAACGCATCGACTGCCGCCTCGCCCATGCCCATAATGCCAGAGCCGATGTTTTCCAGAAGGTCAACACCAGAGCCAAGGATGGTCTTGGTCACATCGCCAAACTGATAGCCGTCAGCGAAAGCACCAGAGTCAAACCATGTCCGCTCTTCCTCTGTTTCTCTCTCCTTATAGTCCCAGTCGGTCACACGATTCTCTCCTGCGGCTTGGCTGAACTGCCGTGTCACAGGAGCGATATCGCCTCTTTCTGCGGCCTGCATCTTGAACGACTTATAAGGGCCAGTCGAAATGACTTTCTTGACCTCTTCGTCTGTTTCCTTCTCTTTTTCTTTCTGTCGCTTATTCCGAAGTTTCAAATAGTCTTCTGTGAATCCCATGTATTCACCCCTCCCTTAAAAACCGCCACCAAAGCCTCCGTGGAGTCTGCCAGAAGAGCTGGTTCTGGTTTTGCTAGAATTCTTCTTGTACTTCAGCTTGCCGTTCTCTTCGTACTCCGTCACAGCACCAGATGCCACCAGGGAGTCCAGCTTCGAGGCACTGATGGGGCCATAGCCCAGAGCCAGGACACTCTTCATGTCCACTGTCGGACTCTTGCTTGCAGGGGTATCGCTCTTCCCGGTGTCAGTCTTTGCCACCTGTGTAAACTTTGTGCTTTTGCCCTTGGAGGAACTGGATTTGCTGGAAGAACTCTTCTTAGAAGAACTCGTCTTAGACGAACTCTTACTGGAAGTGCCAGAAGAGCCAGAAGAGCCATACTTTGCGTTATACTGCATATTGAACTGCCGCTTCTCTTCCGCAAGCTGTGCCTGTTGCAGAGCATGGGTAGAGTCGTACTGCCGCTTCTCTTCTGCCAGAGATTCGTTGTACTGACGGACTTCCTCTGCCAGAGCGTTCTCGGTATTGATCTGCTTGAGGACATCCTGATAGCGACCATAGAACATCTGGTCCAGCTCGGTCTTCTTGTTGGCCTTGTCCAGAATAAGCTGATTCTTGTACTGGAAGCCCTGAAGAGAAAGCTCAAGCTGTTGCTGAAGTGCCTCGTATGCAATCTCTGCCAGAATGGAGTTGTTCTGCAATCTCGCCTCGGTAATGGCGTTGTTGTAGTTCTGCACCGCCAGATTGTAGGCCTCTCTCGCAGTAGCCACTCGGTTCTGGTAGGTGTTGTACATACTCACCTGAGAAGACTCGCTGAAGCCAGACTTGTCAAGGCCGCTGGAGGCCATCTTCTCTGCCTCGGAACCATACTCGTTGGACTGCTTCTTCCAGTCAACGAAAGCACCGGACTGTTCCTTCAGGTAATCCTTCTTCTCCTGGGCCTTCTGCTGATTGATTTCCTGAATCGCAAAGTCGGTCTGCTCCTGCTGAAGCTGACTCTGCTGTTTGGCCCAATCCTTGGAGGCATCGATTTGCGCCTGATAGTAGTCATCCGACTTGTTAATCATGTCGGCATAAGTTTTCTCAAGGTCACTTAGTGCCGCACTCTTGTCCGATTCCACCTCTTTGAAGCGAGAATCGTCATAGTTGATATCGTAGTTTGCCATTTTCTCACCTCTCAAAAAAGGAAACAAAAAAAGGAACAAGACATCAGTTAAGATGTCTTATTCCTTTTCTGTATGTTCTCTTTAGCCCACAATGGTTGTAAGTTCGTGTAGTGGTTGAGCTTGATTACCTCTTCCTCTGTGGTAGCACTTGAAAGAGGAATGATGTGATCTATGTGCCATTCACCGTGATTTTCGAGAGTCATGCCGTCCTTGAACTGGCGTTTCAAATGGTCTATAAAGAACTCAATCGAGCATCCGAGTATTTCTTCGGCCTGCTTTCGCTTGCCCACCTTCATCCGTTTGTTGAATGCGTTGTTAAGAAGGTTTCGGATGGAACAAATCATTTTATATGTACCATCTTCAGCCCTGCGCCGTCTGATGTACTCGGTATGTTCTTTGGTGTGGGTGTCCCGGTAATGCTTGTTGTAAGCATCGACACTTTCCTTATTGGCCTTTTTCCACGCCTGTTCTCGTTGCTTTACTTTGTCGGCATTTTCCTGATAGTAGGATTTTTGATACGCCTGGATCTTCTCTTTGTTCCTGGCGTAATACTCTTTCATGTAGAGCCGCTTCTGTTCCCGGATTCTCTCTTTGTTTTTCTCACGATACTGTCTGGCTCGTTCCTTCTTTTCCTCTTCCGTCATGCGCTACCTCCGTGAGTGGTTTTATTGGGAATATTATACCACAAAAGTAATTTGTTGTCAAAGTCTTTTAAGGTATCCCCCGATATAGCACTCCAGAGTAGCAGTTTCCAAACTAAACCTTTTGCTGGAATAGAACTTTAGCTTGATGTCCTTGAACTTCTTCTTTTTGATTTTGCAAGTGAACGCATCTGTGACATTCGTGTATGAGCCAACGAGTTGCCAATCTTCGTCCCTATTGGTTTTCACATACAGAAGAATTTCCTCGCCTTCCGCTTCAACAACACAACCCTTTTTGTTCGTGGTTTTCTGGTGCTGGGGGTATTTGAACTTGTCGAGCGGAGTCGTCCACCAGCTCTCAACATTGCACTCCGTGTCAGTCAGTGTGTACACGCCGTCTGTCGTGCCAAGGTACAACACGCCATTGTAAACCCTAGAAGAAGTGATCTGCTTGTCTAGCTTCCAATAAAAGAACTCATACTCGATGTGGTTCTCATTGGTAAAGGCCGTCCGGGAGTCAGCCAGATACGCCTTGTTCCCGATAAACACGAACAGATAGCCTTCCCACTCTTCCAGAATCATGTTCTTGTAGTCACTTTCGGCAATCATCTTTCTGTCCACCAGAGAACTCCGGTGCGCCGCCACCTGTTCGGTAGTCACATCACCGGAGATGCCTTCCATGCCTCGCTCGGAGAAGAATACGATGTCATCGTTGAAGTTGATTGCTTTACCGACACAGCCGATAGTGATACTGGAATGCGTGGAAGGATAGACCTTGCCGTACTCGTCATCCAGTGCAGGCGTGTGGTAGAACACATTGGTATTCGCATCCGAAGGCTCACGGAACACCCACAGCGCATTGTTGCCTGCCACCAGACCTTTTACCTGGGCCGAGTCCATGCCTTCCCGGTAAAAATCCAGGTCGCTCACATAAGTAGGGTCATTCAGGGAACAGTGCCACACCACATTGGGAAAGTCCTTGTTGCCGCTGAAGAACACTCTGTTATCGAAGACCTGGAGCAGAGTACAATTCAAAATGCTGTTCTTGTACTTCGGAACAGTCTTCTTGAACTCGATAGAAACATTGTCCTGTCCGTCCGTCTTGGGAGCATCGGGAGCCTTGGTGAAGGAGATCTTGCCTGCGGTATAATCGACTGTGTAGCCACTCACCACTTCATCGTCCACCTTAACGATAGGCTTGAAGTCCGTATCAATGCTCTTGGTATCCAGGTAGAAGTCGAAGCTCATGCCATCCGCTAGGAAGGTATTGATTCTTCTATCGGAGAGCATATTCACATCTTCGTAGATGGTGCCGCCGCCAGAAGGTTTTCTCGCAATCGATGTGGTAGGCACATAGCCTTCCACCTCTTTGATGGTGGTGCCATCGTATTGAAGGTAATGCTTGCCGTCTTTGAAGTACCACACATCCTCAAAGACGAAGGCATTGCTCACGCCTGCGTTCACGCCCGAATACAGGACTGTACTGCCCTTGTACAGCTTCGTTCCGCTATGGACCAACATGGAACCCTTGTAGAAGAAAATGCCGTACACAGCCCCACTGAAGGCCTTGTGCAAAGCCATGCCAGGTCGTGTTCGGATACTCTCGGTTTCCTTGTAGTCCTTCCAGACATTCAGGGAGTCAGGACTCCGAACAAGGTTGATTTCCTCGCCTCGGAAGTCCACGCCTCTGAAATTGCCATAGACTCTGGTAATCAGTTCACCGACTGCGCTCAAATCGACACACCGCCTTCAATGTACACAGAGGTCATCTGGTATCTGGGGTCAAGCCGCTGAAGCATACTCTCGTATCTGGTGGAGTAGATATTGCCGTACTCCGTGGACACATCGCTCTTCAGCAAATCGCCTGCGACACCATAGGGCATGATCTCCAGAGCATCGGCAGAAAGCTCAAACTCATAGGCCTTGTCTTTCGTCTTCTCCGTGATTCTCTCAGGGTAGACAAAGACATCGACTTCCGCAGTGCCGCTCTCCAGAAACTTCAGGACAGTGCCGTTCGCTTTAGGCACGAAGTTCACGCCGCTGACCATGTTAATCTGGTAGACTTCATAGCCGCATTCCTTCTCGATAGCCTCGAAGTCAATCAGATCCCCTTCGCTCACTGCCATCTCCACATACTTGGGAATCTTCTTCATCCGGGCCAGTTCATACATAACCTGGTTGATGACATCGTTGATTTTCGTGGAGATATCAGGGTCATCTGTCAAAAGTTCATGGTTGGGATTGTATTCTTCAATCAGTCCCAACACTTTCTTCTTCATTTCCAAAAGAGTCATAGTTTCACCCCTTTAAGAGAAAAGCACCACCCCGGAGGATGGTGCTTTCGTTTTGTTTTTAGGTCACAGGGTCATCGTTCAAGACAATGTTCAGCTTGCCAGACTGTGCGTAAGCCGCCATGTCTGCCACCGTGGTGATGGTTTTGCTGTATACATGCATTATCGGTTTTGTCTGCCATCCTGTGATACGAATGGCTGTTTCTGCATTGCCAATGATCGGATCAGTATTGTTATCGCCTTGTCCGACGCAAAGCATTTTGTCCAGTCTGTTTACATTGTGCAAAGTAGCTTTTGCGCCAGCGGAAGTGATATAGCCAGCCATTCTGTTCGTAAGGTCAAATTCATAACGATAGCGACCATTACTAAGAGCCTTCAATGTGATTTCGCTCTCGGTAATGTCCGCAAAGTTGATTGTGACCTTTTCGCCCATAGTGTCACGATTGTCAACCGGGACAAGGGTGATTGTAGAACCATCAAATGTTCCAGAATTGTATGCCTTGATTGCGTACTTGTACCCCGGTTTCAACTGAATCTGGTAGAAGTTGTTTTCATTGCAGAACAGGTAATTATCATCAGCATCCCACGCATACAATGCCACATAACTGTTGCCGCCAGTATTGTTGAGTTGATAGATGCAGTCCTGTGCTTCAAACTTCGGCGTACAATGCTCGTTAGCGGATGCAGTATATTCGCCTGTGGTCGAATTGTACTTGTAGCCATCCACCCAAGTCAGTCCAGAAAGGGCGTCCAAGGTGTAGTCGACACCATCGTTCACCTCTCCCACTCCGCTGACGGAAACGGAACAAATTGCAGAATAAGCACCGCATTTCGCCGTAATGGTTGCATTGCCGTTGCCGACTGCCGTAACTACACCACCAGAAACAGTGGCCACGGAAGAAGCGGTGGTTTCCCATGTGACCGTATCGGTGCATCCGTTAGGTGTAACAGTTGCAGTCAAGGTCTGCGTTCCCTCTGCGGTAAAGGTCAGCGCACTAGCGGACAGGGTGATGCCAGTACAAGGCACATCGGTAGGTTCGGGGCTGTCGGGTTGTTCGCCAGTCAGTCCATTTACATATTCGTCAGTCCACGCCAGTCTTGCCAGAGCAAAGGCACGAATTTGCTGGATGTTGTTAGTGGCTTGACTGGGGATACCAGTAAACTTGCCGCCGCCTGTGGTGGATGCGTAATCTTCCTTCACCAGTTCGGTCGGAGCAATATCGGTAAACCGCTCAAAGCGGTTGATGATATTCTCGATGGTCAGCGCACCAGTTTTTAGTTCTGCCCATCTGGTTTTCAGTTCCTCAGGGAAAAGCTGTTCCAAACGGATGTACAGCAGATTGCCGTTGCCATCCTTGAAATCTTGGTACTCGGAGCGGTCATAGTCTGTTGCGACAAATGCTTGACCATTCCACCACAATCCCCATGTTGCATCCAAGTCATAGACATTGGCAATCCACAGCGCACCATCATAGGTGAAATAAAGTTGATTCTTGCCGTAGGCATCGAAGCCGCAGTCTGCCAGATTGAACAGGTGATAGTCAATCAAGCTGGGAATGTCGAAGTAGTTGCCCAAACTCCCCTTGAATTCCGCAGACGAGGAATTCAGCACGAAAGAAATGACTTCGTTCCACCGGGTCTTGATTGCCGTGGGAACAGTATCGTGGATTTCATCAGACCAGTCACTTCCGTTAATGCTTGCCGTAGCACGGAACAGGGAGCGATCGTCTGCGTTGGATTCGCCACAGAGGATGCAATGGGTATCCAGTTCGTCGTCCATGTTCGCCATCCACTTGTCCTTGGGGATATTGATGGTGTATCTGCCTTGATAAACGCCATCCGCATAGACCTTGACAGGGAATCCATCGACTGCACCTTGGTTTGGGCTTGTCCGTAGTTCTTCGGGCAGTTCGGCATAGTTGGCTCTGGATTTCACAATGTCACCCCACAGCCTAGCGCAAACAATGTTCCGGGCATGGGTCAGGTCAATCCAGTTCGCCTTGAAGACATACTTGTTCTGCTTGCCCCAACCCTTGAAGTCCACTTTCAGCTTTTCGGTGCAATCCGCATCCTTGAACAGCTTGACAGTCTGGTTCTTCTTGGCGTAGTCCATGGAACTGCTCCCCTGTGCCTTGATTTCAGCATAGCCAGAAATGTCTTCCGTTTTAGAAATATAGCGGAACGGCACAACCGCCTCGTCCTTGGTCTGCTGTAATGCGCCGCCAAAGAATACCTTGGGGATATCGCTCTCCGCAGGCTCAACGGATGCGACTACCTCGCCGCCACCGCCGCCTGCCAGTGGTTTGCCTTCATAGTCGTAAAAACTCATGCTGTCATCTCCTTTCAGGGTCTAATGCTGGCAACACTCACAGAGCAAGTCGCAGAAACAAAGCCTGCCGTTGCCGTGATGGTACAATTGCCATAGCCAGTAGTGGTAATAAGACCATTCTCGACAGTTGCCACACTCTCGTCAGAAGACTCCCAGACCACCTCGTCAGTAGAATTTTCAGGCGTGACAGTTGCGGTAAGCTGTGATGTCATGCCGGGGGAACTAAAGGTTTTAATCATACTGGACAGGCTGATGGCAGTCGCAGGCACAGGCCGCACGAAGGCCTTCTGGAATGCCGCCCATGCTTCCGTGGGATCTTCTTTGAAGACCGCCAGCTTGAGCAGATTCTCCAGAGCCTCATACTGTGCCGGGGACAATGCGCCGTTTGCGGCGATGTACTTTGCCACGGCCTCGTCCACCTGTTCGTCCGGGACCAGGGATTCCAGCCACTCTTCCTCGGTGCCACTGAAGCCGTTAATCACGGCGACTTCATAGGCACTGTAACCTCGGATGGTATGCAGAAAATTGATTTTGCCCCTCAAGATCTCAAGGGGCGTTGCGTTTCCTTTCAGACTCATGTTGTCACTCCTCTCAAACGGCGGTGCCTGCGCTATCAGTCCATGTCTTGTTGTCCGTAGACAAGAAGATAGGCTTGCCCAGAGTCCAGTCGTAGAACATATAGCCTGCGGTCACATTCGCCGTAGGCCGCATGGATGTGGAGCCTGCTTTGTAGGGGTATTCGTAGATAGTGCCAGGGCAGAGGTTGTCGGACTTGATTCTGGTAATAGTAGAACCGCTGACATAGACAATTCTCGTGCCTTCGCTCAACTTGACGAAGTTGCCGACATTGACGATGCTCTCGACAGTCGAATTCTGTAACAGGACAAGGGCAAACACGCCGTCCATAAGGTTGCCATTACAAACAAGCGCATCGCCTTCGGTCACATCTCGGAGGCACACCGCATAATAGCATCCGTTCACGATATTGTCGTTGAACACAATGCGACCGAAATTCTCTCGGACATACAAACAGCCCTCTTGGTCGTTCCTCGTGATGAAGTTGTTGGATGTCACGATAATGTCGGTGTACAGGTTCCCGGCATGGTCTGCACAAGTGATTGCGGCCTGTGCGTTGCTTCCATGCAAGGTAAACCGATTCCCGGTGATAATGATATGCTTGTAGGTGTGGTTGGCTTCCGCATTACTCGATCCAATCACAACAGGACTGGAGCAGATATCGTTGAACCAGCAGTCCTTCACGGTGCAGTAAGAGTCGTAGATCGACATGAGGTTTGCGGACACACTGATGCCCAGCGGCCCCTCGATCATCTTGCAGCCGTCAATGGTTACACCATACTCCTGGATCTTATAATGCCGCTTTCCGCAGTCGAAAGTGATACAGTTTCTAACGATGTTGCCGGAATACACCTCCGCCAAAACGGTGTCGAGATGCAGGAAGTGAATGCCATCCGCATCGTCAAGCGAAGAGATATTGTGAACGGTACAGTCGGAAACAACCGTGTTTTTACAAAACTCCAGGCAAATACCATTGACGGCAGCTCCTGCGACTTTCGTTACGATATTCTCGATGAAACAACGAGAAATTGCAGAGTCGTGACAGTTCTTCAGATAAATGCCAAACTGGGTGAAGTTCCGAACCGTGACATTGACGATGCTTACTCGCTGCTGCGGGTCGTCGCTGTTGTTGGTACATTCAATGCCGTTGGCACACGCAAAGTTGCCGTCCAGAATGCCGTTCTGGATGGTTTGTCCGTCCTTCAGCACCAGCGGACTAGAGATGCGGTATGTCTTGCCCATGAGGTCAATGACCAGAGCGCCGCTGTCAACCGTGTCCTGGAGGGAAGCGGCATCGTCCGCAACACCGTCGCCGACTGCGCCAAACATTCCAGGAGTCGCAACCTTATCCGCAATTTCCGAAATCTTGGCTTCCTGCATGGCGATTGCCTTTGCGACTGCGCTATTGGCAACAGGCCGGGGAGAGGTCATGTCCAGTTCCTCGTCCACCACAGGGAAGTCTTCAGGATCAGGCTCATAGGAGTCGATATCCGCACCTTCCGGGAACAGACGGAACACCGCAGGACCGTCCTCGCTATAACCGATGATGGTCTGGGGATTCTCGCCAGGATTCAATTCGACTTCGTACCAGTAGTCCTTGGGCTTGGAGATGACTTCGCCAATCTTGGTGTCCTCTTCCTCAAGGAAGATAGTCACCTGTTCGCAGGCCTCGGTCACAGGGAAGTCCTTCTGAAGATAGACACTCTCGGCATCCTTCTTGCCGAAGACCTTCATGCGTACCACATCGCCTGCTTGGAAATGATAGGGGACACCATCGTCCTCTGCACTCACGCAGAAGAAGACGATATCGCCTCTGGTTGCATAGATGGATAAATCGTCATTCAGGGTAAACATTTACTCACCCACTTCCTTGATGTGCTTCAGCTCTTGAATGGCCTCTGCGATGGTAGCGAACATCTCCACAGGCTTGATGTAACCTCTGCCTTCGTCCTCGAAGATAAGCACATCGCCTTCCTGAAGCTGGATGGTGGTGTCCTGCGTACTCTCGAAGCCTACACCCTTCACTTTGGTTACAGAATGCAGAACCAGATCCTTCACAGTCTGTTCCACATTCTCGTTCTTGTACTCCAGCACAGTGTCCTTGTTCACAACGATGCCGGGATAAAGGTCGATGTTCGGTTTACGAATAAATACATTCATTGTTTTTCCTCCTTCCTTTCGTCAATATAGGCCCCTATATTCACGAAAAGAGGGGAGTATTGCTACTCCCCTCCCGGCGTTAAGCTATGCGCTCTTGCATTCCCCTATTGGGGCTGATACGCCTTTTATCAGGCACCCAGAGGCACCTTGACAACCTGAATGCGGTTCTCGTCAATGACCTTGGCACCGAAGGTATCCAGGCCACGAACGATGTCCTTGAACCGCTTCTCGGCACGCAGGGCCTCAACCTCGTTGATCTGGCCTGCGAAAGCGATGGCCTTCTTACCACGGATGTCGCAGTACACATGGGAGGCATCCTTTGCCATGTTGTTGGACATGATGACATCCATGTTGTCGTACATACCGACAACGCCCTTGCGAATCAGCTCCGGGTTGTTGGTAGACAGGGTAATCAGGCAGTTCTTGAAGACATTGTAGACGGCAGGAGAAATCTCGATAACGCCGTCCTCATCGAAGTTCCGCTCACGCAGAGCAACGATAGCGGCATCGATAGCTTCCTTCACGCCATCCTGGGTCAGTGCGGTAGCGGTGGTGGCATTGGTTGCGCCCTTAATCAGGTTGGCAACATAGGTGTCACGAGCCACAGCCAGACCATGGACTGCCTTCTCCTGGTACTTCTCCTTCAGGCCGGGAACAGACTGTGCCTGGTCGATGTCATCGACATAGAAGGCGAAGTAGTTTGCCTGGTCGATGGTCAGGATCTGGCCCTTATCGGACATATCCTCGATGGTGATGTCCTTGGTGCCATCGTATGCGCCGATGGTAGGCTCACCGACACCCAGAATCTTGACGGACTGTGCGTACTTGCAATCGCCTTCGTACTCACGCAGGCAATTGTCCACCAGCTTGCACTTCAGCTCCAGGTCATCCTGAATCTTCTTGGACCAAATCTGCTGAATAAAATTAGTTACTGCCATTGTTATTCCTTCCTTTCATTGGAAGGGAAGCACTTACTTCTTGCCCCACTTGTACATGGATTTCTCCACTGCGGCAAACAGCGCCGGGTTCTTATCGAAGTCAGCCTTCGTGAACCTCCGTGCCTCTTCAGGACTGTAATAGTCCTTCACACCGCTATCAGCGGAGCTTCCGGTTTTCATGCTTCCCATAGGTTTGATGTTCTTTCGGGTTTTGGAGTAGATGTCATAGACATCCGTGATAGGAGTGTTGGAGTTGAACTTCTTAGCAAACTCCGTGAACTCCTTGCTGTTGTAGACATCCTCACCCACGCCCAGCTTGGTCAGCTCTCTGCCTCGTTCTGCGTTCTGCCGATGCTCAGCCAGCACCTTGAAGGTAGCCTTCTGTCTGGCGGTCATCTTGGCGGCACCCAGCTCGGTCAGGCGGTCAACTTCCTCGACTACATCGTCATAACCGGAGCGAATGATCTCTTCCGCATCTGCCCTTGCCAGAACTTCAATGTCCTCTGCCGAATACTTCGGTCTTTCAGGGACTTTGATGCCCTTGCTCTGGTAGAACTGACGGAAGGTGCTTGTCATGTCCTCAACAGTTTCTTTGCCAGTGCCAGCCTTCAGCACGCTCTCAAGGTCGCCGTACTTCTTGTCGTACTCCTTGCGAATCTTGGCCTCTTTTCTGGCAAGGCGTTTGCCCACAATCGCATCTACCTCTTCCTGAGTGTAGGTCTTGGGGGTTTCTTCTGTGGTCTGCTCCACATTTTCAGTGACTTCGGTCACAAGGTTTTCGTTTTCAACCATGTTGAATTCCTTCCCATTTTTTGATTGGTGTTTGTTTCACCTGATTCCATGTGCTTTTAACGCCTTCCCTGTCTGGGCAAAGAAAAGACACCTGCGACCGACATTTGTGTCGGTCGCAAAGTGCCTAGACTTACTTAGATTTTGCGGTAGTCCTCGATAACAAGCTCGATGCCATACTCAATGGCACAGGCGTTCTCGATACGACAGCCTCGGTAGTTCTCCCATTCTTCGGTGAAGTATGCCACATCAGCGGTGGACAGAAGCTCAAGGCTCTTTGCCAGATACCACAGAGGACTTGCATCCGCTGGGGCATCCTTGAAGAAGGAGTCGAGGACTTCGACTTTCTCGCCAAGGTGGCGTTCTGCGGACTCAATCGCTCTCGCCCTGGTAGCCAAGATTTCCTCGTTGGTCTTACCTCTCATGGGCTGGGAAATGAATAGCTTTTTCATACTTGCTCCTTACTCTTCGGGTTCAGGAAGTGCTTCCTCTTCGTCAGCGACTTCTTCGTCCAGCTCTGCTTCCTGCTCTGCGTACTGTGCTTCCTGCTCTGCCATGACTTGCATCCGGGCATCGGCAATCTGGTCAGCCTGTTCGTCAGGATCACCCATGAGGAACTGCTGTGCTCTCTGTTGCATAGCCTGTGCCTGCGCCTGAATCATGGCAATCTTTCTCTGCTCTTCCTTCATGTAGTCCACAGCCTCACGAATCATGGTCTTCGGAGCAACAGAGTCATCAGGCAGGACTTTCTCGTAGATGTCCAGCTCACTCAACCTCTGTGCGCTGAAGAAGCCCTGAAGCAGAAGGTTCTCAATGGTCTGCTCCTGTGCGAATCGGTCATACACACTCTTGGGAGTCACATCGATTTTCACAGTGGCCTGAAGCTGTTCCAGGACAGTCTGGGGAACATTGATGACCTGAATGACCTCTTCGCCGCTCTCCGGGTCAGTGACCTCTTCTTCCATGTTCACGCCATCAGCGGAGTACACGATAAGGTAGTCAAGCCAGATTCTCGCCAAGTCCTCGATGAAGTTCTTGTAGGTTTCCTTCTGCTCGGTCATGGGAGCCTGGGATGCCTGCTGGACTGCCAGAATAGCTCTACCGGATGCAGACTCAGGATTGACCTGACCAGTAGCAGTATCGCCTGCGCCTGCCAAATCTCTGGTCACATTGATAAGGTCTTCCTGAAGCTGTACCACATCAGGACTCATCTGTGCCGGGGGAATCGTACCCACAATCTTATGCACATCATCCACAGGCTGACCATTGGTGCGGATAGTGCCGCCAACAGTATTGAGTGCCTGGGGATTGATGACCTTGGAAATATCCACGACCTTCTGCGGATATGCCTGGTACTTGACAGTCAGGACTCGTCTGACTTCCGTGCGGTTGACCTCAATCTGGTTGGGAATCAGGTAGCGGACTTCGCCTTCGCCTCTTGCGGAGCCTTCCTTCTCTTCCCAGTTGAAGTGTGCCACAGGGTAAAGGGAGATGCCCAGGTCCATATCCTCCACGATAGTCACCCACCGGGTAGCCACGGAGAAGTGGACAGTGCCGTCCTTCTTGTACATCTTGTAGACCAGAGTCACCATGTCATCCACTTCGTATCGTGCGGCCTCACCGCTTTCCTCGAAGGTGTCATTGTCAGGCAGGATGTACTCTAGCTTGGACTCAGGCATTCCCATAGCCAGAGCCACATCGCAGGCAGTAACTTCAGGCATTCTGCGCCGAATCAGGATGTAGGGCTGATTCTGGATATCGTCATCGTTCTCGTTGCCGTAGTAGATGTCGTTCTTCTTGATGATCTCATTGACAGGCATCATCTTCTCTTCATCGAAGTTGACATAGATAATGCCTTCATCGTTGATGGCGGCATCCTTGGTCACTCGCCTGCCCTTGAAGTCCATCTTGTCAGCTTCCCACACTCTGGCGGCATAGCGGTTCAGCATATCGCAGTATCGGCCTGCTTCTCTCTGGAACTCTCTGCTCTCGTGGTTCTGAGAAGAGTAGACAATGGCGTACAGATTGTCATGGATGACACTGCACTTGTACTTGACAATGGGCTTGATGAAGTTCTTCTGGACAGGCTCGACATCGCCCAGCTTGGCACCTTCCCACTGATTGCCGTTATACATCCGGTAGTTGCGGTTGGTGTCCGTGTAGATGCCTACCATTCTGTGGTAGTTCCTGCCCTTCTCATATAGGCCCCAAATCGGGGTTTCCTGGATTTCCTGCAAATCCATCTATGTCACCTCCGGGGTACTTCTTCCTGGCCTTCGCCAGTGCCGTCATAGTTCTCGATGTTCCGCATGATGGTGTCAATGCGACTCTGCTCCATCTCTGCTTCCACCTTCGCCCTATGCTCCTTGTATGCTTCCATGGGATTGACAGTCGGCAGTTTGACTTCCTCTTCCCTGCTGACAGTCTGACCCACCTTTGCTCCGACCATGAAGCACAGGATGTTCACTGCGCCCATGACCAATAAAGTTAATGCTTCCATATAGCCTCCTACACGATTGTCATGACTTCGCCGTAATCGTACTGGACCTGATTGTACTTCTCGACATTGAAGCGGTACTGCGGTGTCACCTCGATAGGCTCGTTCACGAATACCACCTGTTCCCGAATCTGGTGTGCGATAGCCAGGCCCATCATGTCATCATCGTGACCGCCTTCTGGTGCCTCTATACGGCCCTTTTCGTTGCGGACGATGGTGAGTAGTTCCTCAAGTGTTTCCTTGTCGTTGATGGTGTCACAATGCTCTCGGACGATCTCTATGAGCCGGGATATTGCTGTCGGTCTGGTAAGCGATGTGGTCTTGAAGCCAAACCGCTTCTCTGTCTTTCCGGTATAGGTGTCCTGCGCTTCTCTGGCGTACTGTTTCGGATATCCCAGTCTTTGAAGCTCCATGATTGGGTAAGAGTCGAAGTTGGCCTCGATGCCGATAAGCGCATCCTTGTAGTATTTGCCCAGGCAGTACATCTGTCTGGTGTACTGGTCTGCATCAAACTGGTGCTTCAGGTGTGCTACCTGGACTCCTGTCTTGGCATCCAGTACATGGCCTGTGAAGTAGTCACTGCCTTCGCCTGCCGTGTCACCGCCGATGCAATACTCTGTCATGGCAGGCACATTGGGCATCTGGTACAGCTTGATATAGCCATCCTTGTCATTGACCCACCGGATATTGCTGATTCGCAGGCCGTCATAGTCGTAGACGAAGTAGCCTCTCTTGATGGGCTTCGGTAGCTTCGTCAGTCGGTCAAGGATGATAGCCACATCGAAGACATTCTTGCCAGAAAGCAGGAATGCCTCATGCGGTGTGCAGGGATACTCCTGCTTTATCAGGTCTTTGTCCAGGTACTTGTCGTACTTGTTCCAGTACCAGTAAAGCTGTTCAGGCTCAAGGTGCTTGTCATCTCTCAGCCATCTCAACCTATCCCATATCCAGCCCTTTTTCGCATCGATCTGGTGCAGGAATTCTTGCATAGTCTGCTCATTCCTGAAGCTGATGGTATATTCCTTTGTCTTCCACCACTCGTAGAAGCAATTGATATGAACGCCACTGTCCCACATCTTCTGGTAGTCGTTGTAGCCGTTGGCGGTACTCTCATATATCTTGATGCAGTTCTTCGTGAATGCCTCACCAAGCGCACCCTGAATCGGTGCAATGCCATCCTTCCAGAAGGCACACTCGGAGCCATGAAAGAAGTTGACTGTCCGGGAGCGGCCTACATCCTTTGTGGCTGTATCCACTGCCCAGCTAGAGTTAATCTTCTCGAACAATAGCTGTTTCCGGTTGTTGTACTTCTCCGAAGGCTTCAGGCAGTCAGGTAACTGCGAATAAGGGAACTTTGCTTTGTTCTGGAAGATAGCCTCACTGTTGTCGCTCTTGTCCGCCAGTGTGAACCCTTGGAAGTTCCTATTCAGGATACTGCATGATAGCTGATATGCCGTTACAAGAGTCGTGAAGCCCTGCTGACGGCCTTTCAGGACCAGAAGGGAGATGTCCGTAATGATCCCGGCCTCATAGTCCTCCTTGGCCTGATTGAGTGCATCCATGAATTCATGCTGTACATCATTCAGGAAGAAGGGCATGGTCTTCTGGTTCTTGTCTACCACGATGAAGACTAGCTCTATCAGCTTCTCCGGGTATCTCTTCACCTCTGCCAGAAGGTCGGCATTGTCCATCAGTTCGTCTGCGACTGCACTCCGAAACTGCTTGTCATAGTCAATGCTGTGAAACTGCTCCCACTTCTCTTTTCTCTTCTGAATCAGGAAGTCGGCAGTGTACTTCATAGCAAGTCCTCTAGCTTCTTCATTTTGACTTCGCCGCTGATCTTCTGCACATACAGTCCATCCATCTTATTCAGGATGTCAATTGCCTTCAGCTTTTCGTTTGTGCCTTCCTCGGCATTATCAATAAGCTGTGTGAGCCATTCCATGCGCTCCTGCGCCGTTTTTATGCTAGGCGTGGCAAGTTCATTCCGCAGTTCAGTTACCCTTGCTGTGACCTTGCTATCGGCCATCAGGCGGCTTGCATTCTCCCAAATGGTCTTATCGCTCATTCTCTTACAGGAATAGGCAGAGCGGTACGCATCTGCTTGGCTCATTCCTTCTACAATTTTCTTTGCGAATTCCTCTTGCTTCGCTGTCAGCATACTCACTCACCTTTTTTCTTTGATTTATTGCCTTTCTCATTCTCTCCGCAGAAAGCGAGCTTTCATCATCACTCCGCAGAGCTGAAGGGCATCTGTGGTAGGGTTGCACCTTAGGCGATACCAGTTGTACCGCCGCCCGGAGGTTGAGGCTATTTGACGGATACCTAGTGTCCCAATCTAAAATATCCGCAGGTGCTTATAAATACGAAAAGCCCCCTGGCGTTTTCCCAGGAGGCTTTTATTCAATAAGGTTTCTTTTTCTTGTCGAACCAGTCTGGCACGATTCCGCAATGCTGTTCCCGGAGGCGTTTCTTTTTCTCCTTCACCGCTTCAATTGCTTCAATCAGTTTGCCGCAGTTCTTTTCGATGTACTGTGTGCCGATTCTAACGACTTCCCATTCTTCGCCAAGTGCTTCCCTGATTTTCAGATCTCTCTCGGAATCTCTGTCCTGGCTGTACTTATGCCTATCGCCGTCAATTTCCAATGCAATCTTCTTTTCAGGAATCACGATGTCGACCTGGTAGCCAACCACCCTATGTTGCATCTTTATCTGCAATCCATTCTTGATAAGGACGATGGCGGCTATAATCTCGTCTGCGCTGTCGAACTTGTCCCAGTTCGAGTAGAGGTATCTCTGCACCCTCACGGCGGCATTGCGGTATGTGTGCATGACACACCCTTGCTTCTCCATGAGTTCCAACGCCCTCTCATACATGACCTTCTTCTTGAGAATGGCGAAGTTCGCCTTGTCCAGTTTTACCTCTTCATCGTGTTTCGCCTTGCACTCTGGGCAGTATTCCCTAGTGTACTGACTCCGGGAATCGTCATCAATAATCGTTTCACATTTCCAACATTTCATGCTTGTCCCTCCAGACATACTTCCGCATTACTTGTGCGCCTCCACGCCTAATGGTCTACGACCATTGTACAGTATACGACCTTTTTTAGTCACATGGAAGTGCAAACAGTCACACAGAGTCACAAACATTTTTTCTATTCAGAATCTCACACACATGGGTCAATGCCCTTCCGTGAGTCGTGGTTGCCCATCCGTAGTCCTTCTTGTAATGGTCTGCCACTTCCTGCAAGGACTGGTACTGGATGTATCGCCTATGTAGGACATCGTACTCAGTAGGGCTGTCAAGCCGCTCGATGGTCTGTATGACCGCTTTCTTCGTGTCAACGAGTTCATCTATCAGGCTGTCAATCTCCGCTTCCATGTCCACGCACTTGACCACAGCATCAGCCATCTTCGATTGGGAACCGGATGCCTGCACCTTCTCGCCTTCCATGTTGGCGGTGATCCCAAGTGCGATATCTCGCCACTGCTGTTGCTCAATCAGCTTGTTCTTGATGCGGTAGTCCAGCTTCTTCACTTGTTCCAGGAATACTTGCGCTTCGCTCTTTTTCCTCACCCTATCGCCTCCCTCTTTCGCTTTCTCTCTGCGGCCTGCTTGCACCTGTCACCGCAGTACCGAATCTTTCTCTTGTCTGGCCTGCTGAATGTCTTTCCGCAGTAGGCGCAGATGTGTTCATATCCCTGCGGTTCAGGCACAGACTCGTCCTTGGTATAGGGATTCATCGCCTTCCAGAATCCGTAGGACATTCCTGCCCTGGTGGCTCTGGATACATCCATGCTCAGGTTATCCATTGTCGGTTCTCCTTTCTCCGTAGGAACAGAAATCGTCCATGTAGTACGCCCATCGGTTTTTCATTTCCTCCGGGCTGACATAGTAATTTCTTCGCCTTGCTCCTGTCCACGCAACCCCTCCAGCTTTGCCCTCATGGATGAAGTTGCTTGCTTTTAGGCTTGCTCCGTTCTCGCTCACCAAAGTGTATGTAATTACTCTCTTGTAACCCATGCCCCTTGCTATCCGCAGGCAAGCACCATACAGTTTGGAACAGGCATTTTTTGTGCCATCGGTGCAGTTGCGATAGATTTCTAGCGTCAATCCATCATCGGATCGTCTTGCCGTTGGTCTTCCACAGATTGCCACACCGCACAATCTATCATTCTCATAAACTGCCACGGCAAACTTTCCGCCAACAGGAGGGATGTTGTGCCTGTGGTGTTGCTTCACATACTCCCTCGCAGGTGCTAGGTGGATGGGGCGGATTTCAAGAGCCATTCCCATCACCATCCATTCGTGCGCCACAATGGGGGCAGTAGTTCGTCAATTCCTGTTCCACCAGCCAATGACCAAGCACATCCTTGTTCTCCTTGCGTGGTGCTGGCTTCTTACACTCGGAGCATTCGTACAAGGGGTTGACATACCTTCTGGCATAGCGGTCTACCCACTCGCCATGCACCACACTCGGCATCCGCTCAAGGTCATCTGCCACTTCCATCAAGGCATAGGCTTTTCCGTTTTCACTTTCTTTGAAGGCACTTTCTGCCCAGACTCTCAGGTTTGCGATATAGGATGATTCAACGAGTCTAGCCATTCCCATCACCATCCATCTTTGCACCGCAGTTGGGGCAGTAGTTGTGCCATATCTCAACAGTACAACCGCATTCGCTACAATCGTAAACCTTGTACCACGGACATTCATGGTCAACAGTTCTTTCCACCATATGCCCATGCACCACTTCCACGGCATCCACGGTGGGAACAGTGTCCAGAGTGTTCTTTATGACATGCAGTAGAACAGGGTCTGAGTAGATTCTTTGTGCCGTTATCCATGCGGATTTCTTATCAATCAGCCGCTTTTCAGTTGCCATCACTTGCCTCCTTCACGATAATGACAGGGCCATTCAGATCCTTCGGGTCAACGCCGTCATGCGGCATCCGACAGCCCCACTTGTAGTAGTCGGGGTTTCCGCTCTCTTCGGAGTAGTCATCCATCCAGACTCCTGCTCCTGCTCTCCTTCCTCCCGGTTGGAGTTGGGAGGCGATGTACTGCCTCCCGGAATTCTTAGTTATCCGTCCCATCGATTTCCTCCAATTTCTCGATAGCCGCCTTCGTGACATTCTTCCATGCGTGGTCAGGTGCGTAGGGCAATTTATCCCTGAGCCATTCGATGATATCTCTGGTGGTCATTTCGCCCTCCCATATCTGGTATCCCAGTCCTCGAAGGCATCGCCTGCAATCTGCTTCAGTCTGCGGTCAACCTGGTCCCTAGACCACACACTTTCGGGATCGTCCTTGTCCTCCACGACAATCATGTGGGCAATCTTGTCGACATACTCCCTGTGGGCCTTGTGGAACTTCATTGCGGATGTTTCATTCACATCGAACACATCGTCAATCGCCATGAGAGCGGCATCCGAAGAATGCTGAAGGGACATCTGGAGCATCGTGTAGTAGTTTGCTTCGGCCTGCGCCAGCTTCTTGGCGTATTCGGCGGCATACTTGGCCTCGATTTTTGCCAGCATCGGATTCTTCTTCATGTCAGTCCTCCAGTACGTCCCACTGGATGCCAATGTGGACTTTTGCCCCCCCTAGAAGGACAGTCAAGGTGTTCACGATATCTTCAATCCGTCCTTCGAAAGTCATGCTTCCGTTGGTGGGGACAGCACGATTCTTTTCCTCCTTGAAGAAGAACGCCTTCAGCATTTCAGGCTTCTCTTCCTTGACGAATTCATCGACCATGGGTTCTTCGATGACCGGGGGTTCTTCCTCTGTGACTTCCACAGTTACTTCGGGCATGGGCATTCCGTTCACCCAGGTGTACCAAGCGGCCTCGTCCCACTTGGTATCCTTGCCTCTGGTTCGGCCTCCGACTGCCAGGCCAAGGGTTTTTGCATGGTGCGACCATGTGACAGGATGCAGGCCGAACATTTCTGCAATCTTGCGTTCAGGGACATTGAACTTCTCTCGCAGGGCCTTGATATAGACCACCTTCAGGTCATCGGGCAGGGCCTTGAATTCCTCCCAATTCATGGGGTCATTCAGGCGATAGGACTTCACTTCTCCGTTCATAGCTTTTAACTCCTTTTTTGTCAGGTAGTCGGAAGGGAATTTCACCCTTCCACCTTTTCCGTTGTGCGTTCTTCTTTTCCGTGCGCTCCGGGCTGTGATAGCCTTATCTCTGGAGTCTTCCCGGAACATATATTCTTCGTCTTTCATCCTTGCAACTCCCTTCTCAGTTTTTCGGCCCGGTCAGCCAAATCGGGATCGTTGCCAATGGTGCTTGGTGTATCTTCCGCAAGCATCCTTTCAATGGCTAATCGTTCCTCGAAATCCAGCTCTCGCTTCTTCATCCATCCGGGAACCGCTTCTTTTCTGCCTCTGTCCGCATAAGTGCCTTCCAGGACCTTTGCCATGTTCTTGTCGGCAATCAGCCAGTCGAAGTTGGCAGACCAGTTGCGGTCATTCTTGCCCTTCAGGAAGGAAGAGCTTTCCGCATTCTCGAAGACAGTCCTGAAGTCTTCCAGAGTGTATGTATTCAGTCGTGCCTTGATTGCCTTCCGTCTGGCATCGGACAGGGATCTGACTTTGGGATAAGAAGTACAGATGGAATGGAATAGGTCAACTATCTGCTGATAGTCAATTTTCGGAGAAGAGATATTATCTAATTCTAATTCTTTATCTTCTTCTCTTTCTTTATCTTCTTCTGCATCGTCTACGAGATATCTTGTAGAATCTACAGTAGAATCTACAGTAGATTCCGCAAGAGCTTTGCGATTCGCTCTCCATCTTGCCTGGGCAAGTCTTTTGCTCTCCCTGATTTTCTCCATGCCTTCGATATTTTGATGTTCGTTCCACCCGGCGATAGCGAAGTAGTTTCCGTTCGTCACGATCATCTCGAACCGCTCCAAAGCCTCCAATGCCAGTTGCACTGTGCTTTCCTCGAAGTCAAGCTCGTCTGCAAGCATCTTGCGTGTGTAGGGGATGTTCTCTGTCAGGAATATCATTCCGTTAGAGTTGCACCTTCCTGCCATCGTCAGGAGCATCACCCAAATGAGGACGATATTGTTTCCTTCGGGGAGCCGCCGCAGATGCTTGATTTTGCGATTGTCGAACATATCCGTGGTCAGCTTAATCCACTTGATTTCAGCCACAGACAATCACCTCGGTTCCTATCTGGCAGAACTTGAAGGCTTCCTTCTGCTTCCGTCCTTCGAGGCCGTACTCAATCCAGAAGACTTTGTTCTCCCAGTTGATAAGGACCACTGTTCCGGTAACCATTGCCGCCTTCCGCTCTGCCGGGGTGAAGGTCTTGCTGTCGTTCCAGTGGGGAACGAACCGCACCTTCATTCCTTCGCCAATCATGCGCCCACCTCCAGAGAGTACCGCT